AGGAGTCAAACATGACTGATCAAGTAGACCAGGATGTCGAGCTCGACGAGGAAATCGAAGAAGCTCACGATCCAAAGAATGCTGAAGCTCAATCAGTTGCATCTGTAGATGCTGCTGAGAAGAAGGGACCTAAAGCGCCAAAGCGTAAGGGTGACAAGAGTAACAGCCAACCGTCTGAATTAAAAGCTGCTGGCAAGGCAATGAAGGCCGAAAACGTAGAATTTGATGGAGACTTTAGTGACGACCTTAATGCACTTGTAGAATCTGAAGCTACATTGAGCGAAGAGTTCAAAGCTAAAACAGCAGTAATTTTTGAAGCAGCGGTAAAGTCAAAAATCTCAGAAGAGATCAACCGTTTGGAAACTGAATATCAAGAACAACTTGATGAAGAAATTCAGTCAACAAAAGCTGATCTTGTTGAGAAAGTAGACAGCTACCTCAACTATGTGGTTGAAAATTGGATGGAAGAAAACAAACTTGCGATTCAATCTGGACTTCGTTCAGAAATCGCAGAAGGTTTCATGGATAAGTTGAAAGACTTGTTTGTAGAATCTTATGTTGAAGTTCCTGAGTCCAAAGTTGACCTAGTAGACGAACTGGCAACAGCTAACGAAGAACTAGAAGAACAGTACAACGAAGCCGTTGCTAAAGCTATGACAATCCAAGAAGAGCTAGTATCTTACAAGCGTGATGCGATTATTCGTGAAGCGTCAAAAGACCTAGCAGAAACTCAGGTTGAAAAGCTTGCCAAACTAGCAGAATCTGTAGATTTTGATGATGCAGAGTCATTCGCCTCTAAGGTGTTGACACTGAAAGAATCATACTTCTCACAGAAGACCGCTACATCTGTTATCGCAGAAGAGTCAGAAGATGACACAGCCGATGAAGCTGTAGAAACTTCAGCGATGATGGAGCAATATTTACAAGCCCTAAGAAAAACTAAATAAGTTAAGGAGATCCAATTATGGAAACTTATGATCGTCTCGTAGAGAAATGGTCTCCAGTATTGAACGAAGAGTCTGCCGGTTCTATTACCGATGCACACAAGCGTTCTGTTACTGCAGCCGTTCTTGAAAACACCGAAAAAGCCCTGCAAGAGCAAGGTTTACAAGAAACCGCAGCTAACGCTGCAGGTGCAGGTACTGCAGCAACTGGTGCAGCAGATAACTGGAACCCAATCCTGATCTCACTCGTAAGACGTGCGATGCCAAACATGATGGCATATGACGTTGCAGGTGTTCAGCCTATGTCAGGTCCAACTGGTTTGATCTTCGCAATGAAGTCAAAGTACAAAACCACAAAAGCTGGTGTATCAGTTGATGATGAAGCACTGTTCAACGAAGCTGCAGTAGGCTTCTCAGGTGACTCAGCAGTAACTGCTAACGGTTCACCATCAGGTTTGGCTGGCGTATCTGACACAGATGGCGGCGGTTCTATCGTTGACTCTGGTGCAGCTTATGCTCCATACACAGGTGATGCGTATACCACAACTGAAGCTGAAGCACTTGGTAACACAGGTGAAGCATTTGCAGAAATGGGTTTCAGCATTGATAAAGCAACTGTGACTGCGAAGTCACGTGCTTTGAAAGCTGAGTACACTCTGGAACTGGCACAGGATCTGAAAGCTATTCATGGTCTTGACGCTGAAACAGAGTTGGCAAACATCTTGTCAACAGAGATTCTTGCGGAAATCAACCGTGAAGTAATCCGTACAATCAACAGCCAAGCTAAAGTCGGCGCACGTCAAGCAAACGTAACAACCAAAGGTATCTTTGACTTGTCAAGCGATGCTGATGGTCGTTGGTCTGCTGAGAAGTTCAAAGGCTTGGGCGTACAGCTTGATCGTGAAGCAAACGTAATCGCAAAAGAAACACGTAGAGGTAAAGGTAACTTCATTATCTGTTCTTCAGACGTTGCTTCTGCTTTGGCTGCTTCAGGCATGTTGGACTATTCACCTGCACTGTCAACCAACTTGAATGTTGATGACACAGGTAACACTTTCGCAGGTGTTCTGAATGGTCGTATGCGTGTATACATCGATCCATATGCAACTGCAGACTACATCAACGTAGGCTACAAAGGTACAAACCCATATGACGCAGGTGTATTCTACTGCCCATACGTACCGTTGACAATGGTTCGTGCCGTAGGTGAGGATGATTTCCAGCCACGTATCGGGTTCAAAACTCGTTATGGCATGGCGTCAAACCCATTCGTAGGTGCTTCACCTGCAGATGGTCTTGCAACTGCACGTACAAACCAGTACTACAGAATCTTCCGTGTGGACAACATCCTCACATAAGATCAAATATAAAAAAGGGAGGGGTTCAACCCTCCCAACTAAGGCTCACTTCGGTGGGCCTTTTTTTTATGCAAACAAAGGTTGCATATCAGCAAACACTTTATTGTAGGCACTGATTTCATACTGATAGTTCTCATAGAAATCATCTTCAGCCATATCATCAGGATCTTCATTCATGAAATCATTATAGGTATCTAAAAGAAGCTCCATACTTTCAAGCAATTCGTTGTTGGCCCATGTCTTAATAAGACTAGAAGCTTCGTCAAAAGACATTGGAGTAATGTATGTATAAGGCATAGCGATCATATTGATTCTCTCTTTCTCTTGATTACATACTTTTGTAACATATTAAATAGTGTTTGTCAAGCATATAAATAGAGGTATATAAAGTTTTTTAGGAACAACCTATGCCTACATTAAATCCTAGTCTAGAAGTACTAACATCATCAGCATCGTCAGGGTTGAACAATGTCAACTACCTGCAGCCTAATGCATTCAAACTTACTATAGACCACAAGCATTTTCAGAACTTAGAGTTCTTTTGTCAAACTGTATTGCATCCTTCTCTATCATCTAATCCTGTAGAGATGCCTTACAAGAGGGTCACTTCCGTACCATTTACGGGAGACAAGTTGACATTTGGAGAATTAACTGCTATGATTATTGTTGATGAAAATTTAAATGCGTACACTGAAATGTATAACTGGTTGCAGAGAACTATCGAACAAGAAGACAGAACACCGTTGGGTAGAACATCTACAAAACCTCCGACATATGCTGATATAACACTTAGTATTTTGAGTAGCCATAACAACAAAGTCAGGCAGATAAGATATATAGATAGTATGCCAACAAGTCTAGGGGATATGACATTGGAGTCAACCTCAGGTGACGTGGCATTTATAACATTTCCTGCCTCGTTTAGATTTTCTTATTTTGAATTGAAGTAACCACAACGAAAGTACATTATGAAAACATTAGAAGATGTCCTTGAGGCTTGGCAAGAAGATTGTCAAATCCCTAGAAATGATTTAGCAGAAACCTCTCGTTTAACACCTAACCTGCATGCTAAGTATCTTGGTGCATTAGCCAATGCTAAGTTGCGGCTCAAGAAGTATGAGATGGATCAAAAGTCTTTACTCAAAGATAAGTGGCTATACTACAACGGTAAGATGGATCAGTTTGAAATAGAGGCACGTGGTTGGGATTATGATCCTCTTGATGGTCTTAAAGTTCTCAAAGGAGATATGAACCACTACTACGACTCCGACAAAGAAATACAAGAGTCTGAGTTGAAAATAGAGTACCTAAAGACCCTTATAAATACACTTACAGATATAGTTGATACCTTGAAGTGGCGTCATCAAACTATTGGTAATATGATAAAATGGAAAGTATTTGAAGCAGGTGGATAATGTTTAATCATGTAGATCATGGTATTAGTTTACCAAAAATGACTAGGAAGACAGGGAAAGGTGGACGTAAGTATTTTACTCCTGATGGCAATGCCTACCCTTCCATCACCACAGTACTAAGTCTCTTAAGTAGAGATAGTATTATGAAGTGGCGTAAAAGAGTTGGTGAAGAAGAAGCCAATAAAATCTCACACCAAGCAGCGACAAGAGGAACTTCTGTACACAAGTTGGCAGAAGATTATCTTGATAATGTTGAAGATTGGAATAAGGATGTTCTGCCTAATAACTTATTTACGTTTAGTCATATTAAAGATATTATAGATCATAAAGTAAATAACATTTGGTTTCAAGAAGAATATCTTTACAGCGATAGACTGCAGTGTGCAGGTCAAGTGGACTGTATTGCTGAGTACGATGGCGAGTTATCAGTTATTGACTTTAAAACAAGTCGTAAACCAAAGAAAGTAGAATGGATCAGCAACTACTTTATTCAAGCGTCTTTTTATGCTGCAGCATTCTATGAACGCACAGGTGTTCCTATTAAGCAAGGTGTGATTATTATTGCAGTGGATCATAACGAACCACAAGTGTTTAAAGTCAATACGCACGATTACCTACAAGAGTTTATTAAAGTGAGACAAATGTACAGAGAACAAAAAGAGAATGGCTGATATTACAGTCAAACTAAAAGATTATAGTATGATGTATGTTGACTGCGAAGGTGGGTTTGCATACGAACTGTCTGACTACTTCTCTTTTTACGTTCCGGGTTACAAGTTTATGCCAGCCTATAAGAATAAAGTATGGG